CAATCTCTGCAGAAGACTTTCCAGCGTCCTTGATGGACTTAGCAATACCCTCTTCGCCGATGACTCGCAAAGCCTTGATTTGCTCGCGAAGGCCTTCGACTTTGATAGGGTCAACGGCCATGATTAGGCAGTTACTACAGAAAGTCCCCAGAAGATACCGCTCGCAGGGTTGTGAGTGGTGTTCTTCACAGACAAAGTGATTGAGAACTGTGCAGTGTCACCAGCGGTCAAGCTGATAGGAGGCAAAGCATCGATCATCAGAGTGCCTTCGTAGTGTGGTGCGTCAGCGCCAGCAGTGCCGCCCTGTGGTGCAACTTCGAAGTCAAGTTCGTCACCGTAAGCAGCCATGAGAACGCGGAACAACGAAGTCGATTCACCAGAAGTGATACCGCTCAGAGTTGCCTTCCACATCTGCTCTGCTTGGAAGTCACCGAACGTGCGAACGCCACCAGGTGCATCCTCGGTCAGGAACTCGATGCTGTTTAGGTCGCCAGCGTAGTCGGTGGTAGGTAGTTTGAAAACTACGTTGTTAGCAATAATGCGCTCAGAAGTAGCCATTAGTTTTCCTTAGATTGTGATTGATAGGTCAATGTTTAGGGTTGCAGCTAGGTAAGAAGCGTTACCTGTTGCTAACTCGACTGGTTTCTCAACCGAGTTCAGTTTGGCGTAACCTGGCAAAGCCAGTAGCACCTCTTCAAGAAGTGCATCCAAGTATTCGTCTTCTTGCTTGTTTGTTGCTTTAGACGCGACACAAGTCACTTCAAGGTTCATTAGAAACTCACCATTGATTGAAGACTGCACCAGGTAAGGGCTACCCGCAACAACAACAACGATCGGTGGTGTGATTCTCTCAGGGATAAAAGGGCTGACGTTGATACCAGCCTCAGACAAGGCAAGAGCGAACTCCTGCTTGCTGATAGTGATTTCGTTTGTCATACCGCATACCCAACGAATGGGAGCAGAATCTCGTAAACGCCAGCCATCGGGTCGCGGGCCAGACGTGCTGGTGAACCTTCAAGCGTAGCAAACTGCATGATTCCGCTAGGGGCTGACCGGCGGTGGAACAACTCAGACGCCACGTGAAGAACACAAGTGTCAACGATTGATTCAGGAACAGCTGCGCCACCAATGTAGTTGGCAACACGAAGTTTGCCCGAAGACAAACAGCCGTCAATGAAATCGCCGGTCTCTTGCGTACCCACGTAAGCCTGAAGTTGCTCCACCGTAACGGTCATGGGTTAACCTAGGCTGCTTCGACTACTGGAACGATTGCTGCAGGGATTTCGTTAGCAACCGCGGTGTAGGTGTAAACAGAGAAGTCCTTGCTCAGGTTGATTACGTTCTCATCCTGAAGCTGAACAACTGGTGCGTTGTACTGACGCAGAGCCTGTGACGAAACGAAAGCGATTTCGCCTGAGATTGCTGGGTCAAGCACGATAGGGATACCTGCGAGGCTTCCAACCAATCCACGAGGGCTGATAGTACCAACAACGTTGCCGTTGCCCTGTACGAGAAGCATTGGGCGACCGTCTGCACCTTCGAGAGCGGCAAGGCTCTTGAAAGTTGCGGTGTCAACGATCAATGCGTCAATCTGCAGACCAATGGTCTGGAACTTGACTGCAGCGTCGGTGATGGCGTTCAGCCAGTCGTTGTAGGTTGGGGTTGCTGGAATCTCAACAGTGTTGCCTGCGGTTACCTGTGCAGCGTGTGCAGTGTTGTAAGCGGCGAGCATCTGAGCCTCTAGAGCCTGACCAACGCGGATAGCCTGGGCGCGAAGTGAGTGCTCCAAGTAAGCAACTGATGAACGCTCAATAAGCTGACGGGTCAACTGAACGTATCCACCAATGGTCTTGACTGGTGCAGTCTTGGCTGAGATTTCAATCTTGCCGTAGTCAAGGTCGTCACCTTCAGCGGCCTGAACGTCAACAGTTACAGTGTTGCTGTCAAGGCTTGCGTACTCGATGTTGTTGCCTTCTGCAGGTAGAACACCGGTAGCGAATACGCCACGGAGGATTGCAGGTGAGTCAACGATTCTAGTGAGGTCTCCGACCCAGCCATCGGCAAGGTATGAGTCACTTGTGGTCGCGCCCGTATATGCGCGGATAGCGTCCTCGTCGCCCTTAGCAACAGACTTTAGAAGTTCTGCGGCTGAACGGTACTGAGGAACTGCGACTACTGCTTCAGGGGTTCCAGCTTCGACAATACGACGTAGCTCGGCAACCTCATCCTGAACAGCACGAACATCAAGCTCGATGTTTTCTGCCATTTGGGTTTCCTTTTCAGGGTTAGTGATTTCGGGTGAGTCCGAGCGGACTTCCGTGATGTTCGCACCAGCAAAAGCAGGGAATGGTACTACCGAAACTTCTTTCAGTGATACCTCGGTGCGAATAACAGTGTTGCCGTCTCGTTCTGATTGAACTGGGACGAACCCCACTGAGAACTTGTTCAAAACACCGTCACGCAACAAAGTGTGAACTTCGTTGCCGCGTTGAGTGTCTGAAATTTTTGCAGTGATCTCGAAACCTGCTTCGGTTTCGCGACCGTCAATGACTTTGCCGATTGGTTCTTCGTGACCGTAGAACAACTTCACATCGTCGATTGACTTGATTGCACCTGGTGCGAAACGCTCCATGTAGGTGCCAATGTTTGCTTCCTGACCGTATGGAACTGCTAGACCAGTAATGGTGCGTTCTTCAACGTCAGCGCGAAACTGTACTTCACGTATTTCAATATTTGGGTCATTTTTGAAATCAGACATCTAGACCTTCTTTTCTTCGAACTTCTTCGACAGTTAGGAACCCAGCATCAATGCCGGTCTTGTAATAGTTGTAACGGCCAGACACATCCGACTTGAATAGACCTTCGAAGTCGAACTCGCAGCTGGTGCCACGTGGCAAACAGTTGCTTAGAGCGTCTTCGATTGGGTCGGTGTATGAGCGGATGGTGTGGCGGTAGAAGACTTGGTTTTCGTCAGTTAGGTTGCTGTAAGTGTCTGACGTGCCGTCAACACCAGTGAGCATCAGACGTGCTGGGATACCAAACATGCGAGCGACCTTCTGGTCTGCTTGTGCTTGAACATCCGTCATCATCGCCTCACGTGGCGTGATTTGAGTGAACTGGTAATCGGTGCCGTTACCAATAACCGCGATAGTGCGTTCCGCTTGTGCATTGAGCCAAGCCTCGCGAATCTCTTGTGCAGTGTCGCGAGTAAGCATCGACTGAGACTTCAGAACACCAGTAGGAACACCAGCCTGAGCAAACCAAGTCGATTGGAAGTCTCTTAGGTCAAGAATGCCTGCGAGGTCGGCGGCGCACCGTTGCACCGGACCGATACCACGCAGAACACCAGGCAACGCCATCAGCTTGATGTGCTCAATGCGATCTACAGCGTAACGACGCTCTTTGTACATGTAGTACTTGATAGCGTTCTCGTCTTCCATGACCTGAACCAAGTTGGCAGGGAGAATCTGAATGTTGTTGACTTGGCCGTTAGAACCGAAGTTCTTTAGCCAGAACGCTTCGCCATGCAACATCATCGAGGCGACAGTTTGGTAAAGGGTTTCCCGGCGAGCCTCTTCAAGCGATGGCTTGTTTATAAAGAGTGGGTTCGGAACTGGCATTTCCATGCCCGTCGCGTAACGGAATGTCATAAGAGGCATCGCCGAGACTGGTGTGGCAATAATCTGCACTGCACGATAAACAGCGGTCAGCGTCAATGCTGAACTGGCGTTTACAGTCTTAGAAGTCATTCGGGCAGGCGCAGTTGGGGCCTTGTAAGCGCGAGTCTCAGAAGTCCCTTGAAACAATCTAGTAAAGATGTTTGCCATCACCTAAATGTAACATTTTGATAACAGAAAGCAAGCGTGTCGGCAAAATATGTTATCTTTGTTTCACCAGTTCTGTGCGGGCTAGTGAACTGACAGTTGAAATCGCTGTTGCCCAAAATGATTTCACGGGGTTGTGTGGTAACCGTAAGCACTACGGGTGAAGCCGCGTCAAACGGTGCAAATCCGACAACCCCACAAGGGCAAGCCATGTCCCCTAAATCTGCCAGCCAGCCTGCGTAGGTCATCATGGCAACTAGCGCCTCGGTTTGGAATGGGAGTACCCGCTTGCCGAGGCGCTTTGTGCAAAGGGCTTGGAATGGTGTCGATTGTTGACAAAAACCCCATGTGGGAATCAGCAAGACCAGAGTTCGATTCTCTGCAGGTCCACTAGGTAACCTCGGTATAGGAGTGTAAAACTACGGCCGCGCCGGATGACGCTGTGGCGGGTGCCTAAAATACTTGGATACTGTCAGCGTTCCTAATGTTTGCAACATAAACTGCGATGATCGTAGCCATAAGCGCATCAATGTCACCAGCACTATCGCGCCGACTTACGCGCCAAGACTCACCGGTATACCTGGCAACACCGCGGCCAACTTGAGCGATGAATAGCGGGTCGTTATTGTGCTGAATAGAACCAGCTGCGAACAGCGAATAGATAAGGCTCGAAGCCGAAGACATCTCTTTAGACCAAAGACGATACATCGGCATGCCAGCCTCTTTGAAGCGTTTACCCAAGTTAGCCAACTGGTAATCATCCATGCCCACCGCAGAAACAACGCCGCGAGCAAACAAGTCCGACACCATGTTGAACAGTTGGTCTTCACGTGGACGATTGATAGACGCAATCAGTTCCGTCTCGACCACACCGTCCTCACGTTTACGAGCTACAGCAAGCGAAGCATGCTCCAAGTTGTGAGTAACATCCAAAGCAACAACAGCACCCACCATGTCAGTGACACCACCAGTCGGAGCCTTTCGAAACAACTCAGCAGGCAACCAAGACTCAGAAACACCTGAGATGAACTGGTTCAAACGGTAACGTCGAGCCTCATGCTCCGGCAACGTTCGTAGATCACTGATTACCCTATCGAGCGGTACACGGCCACACTCAACAGCAGGGTTCGCCGCCCGAATAGCGTCGGCATCATCCACAGCACAACCAATCGGGGCTTCCCAACAAAAGAAACCAAACCGTTCGAACTCGGCAGAGCCCGCCACCGCTTTGGCACCAGTCTCGTAAAGTCCCAACAAAGTCTTAGACGTTTCGTCCCCAGCCGTAGTAATACCGATAACAATGCCGTCCCTTTTCGTCGAGGTGCCAAGAGTCAAGGCTGAATACAAGCCTTCGGGAATCAAGTGCAGTTCATCGACTACAGCTAGTGATACAGAGATACCTTGAAGCGCCGACTCCTTAGCCGCCTTCACCATGTAAGTGCCAGAGCCATCAGCTAGGTGAATACCGCGATGCTCAGTAGCCTTCTTGAATCGTTTAGCCAACCAAGGGTTAGCCGTCACCGAATACAAGGCGCGAGAGTAAACAATCTTCGCTTGGTCGACGCTCGAAGCAACACCAATCACTGTTGGCGCAAGCTCATGCATCAGCAAACCGTAAATAGTCAAACACTGAGCAATAGTCGACTTGCC